TGTTCCCGATTAATCTTGTTATGAAAGGAGATACACTTAGCCAACTGGTTGACAATGGAATCCCCGCGATATCCGAATACGATAAGAAATTGCAAATGGTGTGGTTTATTACTCGCAAGGTCACAATTAAAAAGACTAAGAATGATAAGTCCTACTACGTTCTTGAGGTGATTGACGATAACAATGTGATCACTACAATTAGGTGTTGGGGTGTAAATCTACTGAAAGATCGCATTCAGCTTAATAGACCTTACATAGCCAAGATAGACTACAACGATCAGTGGGGCTTCTCTACTCGATCTATGTACCATAACTTTCGACCACTATAGAACCATGAACCCACAAGATAGATTCAAAGATTACCAAGGCGACAAGTGTTGGCAAGGCTACATGAGGCTCCTCAATCTCTTGGATGACCTCAAAGCAGTTGGTCTAACACATGAAGAGATGGCACAACTACGAACAAGCGACTTTGTGTTTGGGTATGTTCCCAAGGAGGATAAGGAAGGTTGCCGGGAGATAAAGCAGTTTATTGAGCGACACGAATGGCTTGGGAAACTAAGCCAAAGAAGCACTCATAGGTTTACGGCGAGGCTAAAATCAAACAACGCCTTGGCTGGTGTTGTGATCATGGCTACTCCAAATGCCTTCTCTAACCTCTTGGGAAAAGAGAACACCAACAGGGAGAAACTAATCTCTCGTGGTGCCTGTATCTCTTGGAGTCCAAAGAACTTAGGCTCGTGGTTGGTTATGTCCTCAGTCCGTTGGATGGCTGACAACACAGACTTCCGATACTTCACAGCCTACTCTGACCCAGAGGCTAAGGAGTTGGGGACAATCTACCAAGCCTGTAACTTTGCATACCTTGGGCAGACAAGCGGCACAGACAATCAATACCTCGACCCCAACCATCCAGAGAAGGGTTGGTTCAGTAGCCGAGAGTTCAGAAAGAAATCTAAATACTACCGCTACGCAGAAGCCATCGGCATAGACAAACAGACTTGGAAAGGTTGGATGAAGAAGTATTCACCAGACTGGACACTAGTTCCACCAGACATCAAGGTCAAGATCAAGGCAGAGGAGAACCGATACAAGGATAGTTGCAAGTCCAGAGCAGTCCCAGCCAAGCACAAGTATGCCTGTATCCTCGGACCAACACAGGGCGAGACAAAGTATTACAAGCGACTGTTTAAGAAACTAAACCCCAAGAAAATTAATTTACCTTATCCTCATCAAAGAGGAGAATAATACTTGACTTCTTCCCTAGCCTATAATATAATCTACACATAACTTTTGCAAGGAGACAGTATGAATATTTTTGCTATCGAGGGCGACGTAAAGACAGGCAAGATTGACTGGATTGCGTCTGCTAAATCGCAGGACAACTATCGCGTGGTCAAGATGATCTTGGAATGTTGCCAGATCTTATCAACAGTATTGAACGAGCAAGGGGTCAAGGCTCCCTATCGCTCATTCAACCCTCGTCACCCCTCGTGCTTGTGGGCTGCCGAGAGTTCCACTAACTTTGAGAACTTGATTATCCATTGTGCTTCTATGATTGATGAATACAACGAGCGCTTTGGTAAGACACACAAGTGCAAGGAAGTGTTGAGACAGATCGTCAAGTTGTATGACGCAACTCGTTTCCCTCGCCAAGAGGAGACACCTTTGCGACTTGCTATGCCTGACGAGATGAGACACGACAACCCTGTCTTGGCTTACCGCAAGTTCTATGCTAGCAAGCCAAAGGTCCGATACCCAGCGGGCAAGGTTCCTAATTGGTTCCCACTCCTGCGAGGCACCCAACCATTCCAGATTGTGGAGAGCAAATGAGCAAAGCATTAATGTTAGGAACGGGGCTATTCTTAATAGCACAAACCCTCGTATGGTTTCAAGCCAACTCACAACTGGTGTGGGACTGGTGGAAGGACAAGCCTTTCGTAGCGGCTGTGGTGTTCTCCCTGCCAATTGCTCTATCGTTTTGGTATGCAACAAGATATATCTACGAAGCCACGGGGGAACTATGGACAGCTAGATATGTCGCCTTTGGTGTATCGTTTATCTCTTTTCCTCTATTGACGCACTACTTTTTAAACGAGTCTATGTTCACCCCTAAGACTTTGGTATGCACAGGGTTAGCAATCTTAATTATTTGTATCCAGTTTTTTTGGAAATAATACTTGACTTTTGTCTTAGCCTATAATATAATCAGACAATAATTTAACAGAGGAGAACCAACGAGAATGAGTATTTTTGAGGCAGAAGATTTTGGTGAAATTAGAAAAAACAGACAACAAGATAATTGGAATCAAGTAGTTGAGTCTGATCTAGGGCGGGGGGTTAATGAAAAGGCTTTGGGCAGAGTAGTTGAGTATACTGGTCTTACAAAAAATCAACTGCTGTCTGAGTGCAACAAGGGACCACTGTTTGCAAAAGTCCTGTCGCAGTACGTTGCAATCAATTCGTCCCGCCAAGGATCAGCAGACGAGACATATGTAATTAAGGGAATTGCGGGTGCCCTACTTGAACACGGAATCGACATTCAGAAGTGTGGCACAAATGATTTGGTACCAATAAAAGGGTCTAGCATCATTATGCAGAGGTCTGCGGCAAAAAAGAAATACAGCAAGAATCAGATGTTAAAGTCTTTCGATTTTCGTGGGAACAAAGGAGGCACAGAAATACTTGGATTTGCAAAAGTCAAACTTGGCGCAGGTGGACATCAGGACAACGTTATTCATGAAACAGACGAGGTGGTCAAGTGGGCTAAGAAATACGGATGCTCCAAGACTCTGTTTATATTTATGATTGACACCGATAATCCAAAAGAATTTTCTAATCTAAAGTCAAATCTGCCTAATAATATTTTCATTGGAAACCACAAGGAAGTGCAACAATGGCTGATCAAACGATAGAAGAAGAAGGCGTTAATGAAAAGGAAAAGAAGCAACAACTGGCACAGTTTTATACGACAAACTATAATTACATCTTTCAAGGTTTGTTAATTCCAGAAGGATCGCCTATAGTTGAACCTTTTGTTGGCACAGGCTTGTTGAGAGATTGGGCATTACAATCGGGTGCTTCTCAAGTTGAGACCTATGATGTAGACCCGAAGATTGAGTGTAGTGAAATTAGAGATACGCTTCTCAATCCTCCTGATTACAACAACAAGTATGTCGTTACTAATCCTCCTTTTCTTGCGAGGAACAAAGCGAAAGACAAGACACTGTTCGAACTGCATGGGGCTGGTGATCTATATAAGTGCTTCATTAAAACGCTTATAAGTGGGGAAGTTATGGGGGGCGTTATAATTACCCCTCTTAACTTCTTTTGCGACGAGAGAATGACTAAAGTTAGAGATTTATTTTTGTCCTCTTATTGTGTGGAAAAACTAAATATCTTTGAAGAAACAGTCTTCGATGATACAACTTATACTATTTGTTCTTTTCAGTTTAGAAAATCAGAACAGCCTCTAGAAAACCAGAACATACAAGCAACAGTATTCCCAAGTAGAGAAGACATAACTTTGGATGTGTCTAAAAAATATGATTGGAAAGTAGCGGGGCATTTGTTTGAGAAAGTAGAAAGTAAATATAAAATTGGAAGACTTGCTTACAGGGAAGTTATCAACAATAATGGATCAAAGTATCATTATGTTTCTGCAATTGATAGATCTAAGGCGACTAATATTTTTATATATGCAATTGATGGCGGATCAGATGATGGTGCGATAAGGATGACACTCAGGGACAAATACTTTTATGGTATACCGACAGATAGGAGTTTCGCTACCTTAACTATTGAGCCACCTATTTCCAAATCCAAACAGACTGAGGTTATAAGTCTGTTCAATAGACAACTGAGAGAGCTTAGAGATAATTACAACAGCCTTTTCTTGACCAATTTTAGAAACTCTACAAAAAGTTATGCTAGAAAAAGAATTGGCTTTGCCATGGCTTATAACATGGTTAAGAAAATACTGAATGATATCGAGGGCGACGTAAAGACAGGCAAGATTGTGGTTAATCATGGTAACTCTTGACCTGCACGGCACAAGGCACGAAGATGCAGCGAACAGGCTGTTAGAGTTTGTTGTATTCAACGAGCCTCCGTACAGGATTATCACTGGCAACTCATTGAAAATGAAAGAGATTGTGAAGAAAGTTGTTGACAAGTGTGAATATTTTTGCTATGCTGAAAGCGTTCACAATCAGGGTAGCGTAATCATAACAGAGAGGGAATGGTAATGGATTTAAAGTTTTATAGAATGAGAGCGAATGCTAAACTACCAGTAAGGGCACACAAGACAGACGCAGGAATGGACCTGTTCTATTGTCCTAACGGCACTCGTGGTGCTAGTATGCTGGACAACGGTGAGTATTGGCTTTCCGCTAGGTCAAGCAACTTAGTCTCTACTGGATTAAAGACAGAAATCCCAGAAGGTTACATGCTGGAGATCAAGAACAAATCAGGCATCGCTTCTAAACGACAACTCATTGTCGGTGCTTGTGTCGTCGACCCCGGCTATGACGGGGAGATCTACGTCAATCTACACAATATTGGAACGGAGACCCAGAAGATTAAGCCGGGAGACAAGATTGCCCAAGCAGTACTGGTTCCAATCGTCCATTGCGGCATCGAGGAAACTTCCGAGGATAATCTCAACCAAGGCTCTTCTCGTGCCGCCGGAGGCTTTGGCTCAACTGGTGACCGCTAATGGGCAAACTAACCAAGAAGGTCACAAGAAAAAGGGAAGTCCAAGCAAAGAAGGTCGCAGAAGAAACCCTGACTAGGCAAGTGTCTATGTTCGGGCTGCGCCCTGATGCTTGTTCAACCTGCTCGGCTCCCTTCGACAAGAACAGCAGAGATATGGCTATGACTTGGCGAGTGGTTGTTAATGAGCAAGAGAAAAGAGTAACCCTAATCTGCCCCGACTGTCATCAAAAGATTGACGAGGGCATAGAAAAAGTATTTGGAGGAACAGATGACGAAGCAGGAATTTAAAGAGTTCTGTATTGAGAACAACCTACGCTATAAGAAGGATGCTTGTGGAGATCCGATCTCCCCGAGCAGGAAAGGATTAAAGACAGACCAACTCTACTGGACAGGTTCGGATGAGATCGGAGTTTACGCTGAGAGGCAATCGCAAAAGAAGTTTACTTTCCTGAAGAAAAGACTGGTGGAAGAATACGGTCTTCGTATAAACCAAGATGCAGACACAGACTCTACATTCATCGCAACGAAAGAACAGGCAATAAAAGTTGCAAGTTATTTAGGTTGCGCTAAAAATGCTGTGTCCCAAGAGACGCGAGATAAGATGAGTCGACTAATGAAGGAGAGGCTACACAATGACTAGCATGAGTTTTGACGATGTATTGCTGGTTCCCCAGTATTCAGACATAGAAAGTAGGAAGAGTTTGTCGACTAGCAATCAATTGGATGACAACATAACACTTGGTCTTCCTATTATTTCCAGCCCAATGGATACTGTGACGGAAGTTGATATGGCTTTTGCTATGGATACACACGGAGGCTTGGGAATTATCCACCGATACAACACAGTAAATGACCAAGCCCGGTTGGTGAAGAAAGCCAAGCTAAAAGGTATGGATAATGTTGGGGTAGCCATCGGTGTAACCGGAGACTTCTTGGAGAGGGCACAGGCGTTAGTAGAAGAAGGGGCAAACGTTCTTTGCATTGATGTAGCGCATGGGCACCATTCTATGGTAGAACGAGCGATCCAATCCTTAAAGTCGGTATTTGGAGACTCGCTCCACATTATGGCTGGCAATGTAGCAACAGGTGAGGGAGCCAAAGATCTAGCCAACTGGGGTGCAGACAGTGTTCGCGTCGGGATTGGCGGAGGAAGCATCTGCTCTACTAGGTTGGTGTCGGGGCATGGCGTTCCAACATTCCAAACCATCATAGATTGCGTTGAGTATGGTTGTCCCGTCCCTATCATTGCTGATGGAGGAATAAAGACTAGTGGAGACATCGTAAAGGCTTTGGCTGCTGGTGCTGACTTTGTTATGCTCGGCTCAATGCTGGCTGGGACAGATCAATCCCCCGGACAAGTATTCGACAATGGCAATAAGAAATACAAAGTCTACCGTGGCATGGCATCAAGCGAGGCTCAAGTTAATTGGCGAGGGAAGACTTCTACACCAGAGGGCATCTCTACCACCATCCCATACAAGGGGGATGTGAATGCTATCTTGGATGATTTGAAGGGCGGCATCCAAAGCGGTATGTCTTACTCTGGCGCAAGGACTATCAGAGACCTACAAACCAAAGCTAAGTTCATTCGCCAGACACCAGCAGGTCAGTCGGAGAGTTACACACATATTCTATCAAGGAACTAATGAGCGACAGTCATGAAATAGATTACGGAAATCTCAACAAGGTAGTCCAGTTCAAGGAGACCGACAAGAGACACGCCGACCTACGCATTCGTCTTCACTATGATGGGTTTTATCAGGGTGAATTCTTTAGGGATATTATAACTGGCTATCTTAGTGGAGACGAAAATCTCATTGCATATGTGGAGAAAGTTAAGGAAGAGAAGAAGAAATATAACAAGGGCAAGCTAAAGAAAGGCAAGTCTTTGAGAAAGAAAGGCAAAGAAGTAGAGAAGCAGTTTGCTTTAAAAGACGACGAGATAGAAAGTATATTTGATATTATTGAACAGGAGTTCCCAGACCTATGAAATGTTATAAAGAGTGTGAATCAAACAACGAAAGCTGCAAAGAAAAAGAATGTAGATTGTGGATAGATTACGAGGAAGATTTGAATTGCACAATGGTCGCAGTTAATAATCATCCAGATAATTATATGACTCTTAGAGAAGTAGCTGATAGGCTTGGCGTTTCTTTCGTGAGGATCAAACAAATAGAAGAAAAAGCCTTGAACAAACTAGGTATTACTGGAAAGACGTTGAAGAAGTTCTTAGAGAAAAGCGAGACTAGGTAATAAAGGCATAATTTTATGTTGCTTTTTGTTAAGCACATAACTATTTATTAATGATTTTGTTTCATTTTTGATATAATACAAGGAGAACTAGAAATGAAGAACGACAATATGTTAAACGAGAGTACTATCCGCCGCTTTATGAAGTTGGCTACCATCGGAAGCCTCTCAGAGCAATTCGTTGAGGATAAACTCAAAGAAGAAGAAGACATCGAAGAGTCCACCGAAGAAGCTGTTGAAGAAGCAACAGAGGAACCAGTGGAGGAATCTACCGAAGAGGTAGATGAGAACTTCGAGATGCCTATGGTTAGTGACGAAGAGGAAGAAGACATGGGTGCTGAGTTACCTATGGCTGATGCTGATGCTGATCTGGAAATGGACATGGGAATGGACGCAGAAGAACCAGCCGCCGAAGCAGGTGGAATGGTTTCTGTTGATCAGTTGATGTCTGCACTTGAGAAAGCGCTTGAAGATGTCCTCGGTCAGGAAGTAGAGGTTTCCCAAGACGGTGAAGAAGAATTGGACATGGATGCAGGTGCAGAAATGGACATGGACGCTGAGTTGCCTATGGCTGACGCTGGTGAGGAAATGGATGCAGAAGAAGAGGAAGAAGACCTCGAAGAGGGTAGCCCAAAGACAGATGTCGTTGAGCAAGTTTACGCCCGTGTTGTACAGAGACTTACGCAAGAATCAAAATCAAACAAAAAAGTAAGATAACAGTTGCATTTCTAATGTATCTTTGGTATAATACAGGGGTGATCCAATAATGGATCCCCCTTTTTTTTTGGAGTAAATATGGAACTTTGGTTAGCAGCCTCGCTATTCTTTGGTGGTGCCCTCTGTTATGGCATTGTAGCCAAGTTCATGAAGATCGTGCATGGCTATGAGTTTGTAAAGAACACAACCGACCAGATGGTTATGCTTCTTATTTCTGTCTCACAAGATGTCGCCTTCATCAAGTCGCTAAAGTATGAGACGATGGAAAGTATGAAAGTCTCAGAGGATCAGATTGAGGTGGTTAAGAAGTTGGATGCGGAAACGTTCAAGGCTTGGAAAGAGATGACCTTCCTTAAAATAGTTCAGATATATCCAAAACAATATGTTAAATTGTTGAATGGTTATGACTGGTCAAAGGTGACGAAGAGTGTCGACGAGTTGTATAAATAACATGTTACCAAAGGAAGACATAATAAACTTCATCAAGAGATATGACGAAGACTTTGGAACAAGAGAAAATATTTATTATGCAGCAAAGGCATTTAAAACAAACTCGGTGATTAATTACCTAGGGAGTATGAAAGATACCGACAGTCTAAATTATGATGAGGCAGAACAGGTGTTTAATCTTTTGATAAAGTATTTAAAAGGAGAGGCAGATGTTGATTGGGAAGACGGAAAGGTACTTTTTAAACTAATAGAGGGGGATAGTCAAGATG